CATATACAATAGCAGAACAATTAATTCAAAGGACTAGATGTCAAATATTTTTCGATTGGAATCCAGACAGCGAGTTTTGGTATCATGAGCACATAAAACCAGATAAGCGTTGCATAACATTTTACTCAAATTTTAATCATAATCCATTCATTCCAGAATCTATTAAAGATGACATTCTACAATGGAAAATCACCAATCAAAGAAAATATAAGATTTACGGATTAGGTAAAACAGGAAAGTTAGAAGGATTAATCTATCCAAATTATGATTTGATATTGGAATTGCCAATTATATATGACAATAGAGTGTATGGACTTGACTTTGGTTACACTGATCCAATGGCTTTGGTAGAACTTCGAACATGGAATAACAACCTATATGCTGACGAAATTTTTTATGAAAGTTTTAGAACAGTTGCAGAGATGGATAAGTTGATAAAAATTGATAAGAGTATACCAATCATCTGCGACAATGCACGACCAGAATCAATTAAAGAGTTGAAGCAATTAGGTTACAATGCATATGCTGTAGAGAAAGGAAAAGGTAGTGTAATAACAGGTATTGAATCGGTGAAAAAATATAAATTAAATCTAACGGTACGCTCAGTAAATATGAAAAATGAGATTAAAAACTATGTGCGAGTATATGACAAAAAGGAAGGTAAATACATAGATGAACCAGTAGATAAGGATAATCATATCATGGATGCTAAACGTTACGGTGTGCACTATTTAACAAACAAAAGTAAATATCAAAATTCAAAAATAAAATACAGTGGAAATATTTAATTATCCAATATTATCATTCCTAACAGTAAAGCATAACATAGATTATGAATACTATGCTGCTACAATTAAAGTACTAATTGGAAAGAATGCATTGTTGGAAAAATCAATGGTAGAACTTACGGAACAACCATTTAAGAATATTATTACTATTGAAAATTTGTTTAAAACAATTCCACAAAAGCCAACCAACGAGATTGATATACTGGCAATCTGTTTTCAAATAGGTACTGAAGAAATAGAACCTTTAGGAATAGTTGAATTTTATACAGCATTCAACTATGTACATGATAGTTACATAAAAATGATTCAACGAGAAAATACAGTACTACACTATGATCCAGAGATGGAAGAGTTAGAAGCTGGCATTGATTCACTAAGAAAATTCGGCAGGCTATCAACCATTGATGCGCTTGCAGGCGGCGATATACTAAAGCACAATGAAATTGTAGAGCTACCATACTCCAGAGTATTTACAAAAATGTACCTTGAGTTGGAAAAATCAAAATTCCAGAAAGCACTTATTAAAATAAAATCAAATTCTAAAAGAAATGATAGTTGATATATTAAAAAACATCGCAACTAACAGGTTAAACATGGACTTTGCTTATGGCGATAAACCATCACTAAACCTTAAAGATGGAACCGTTAATGATAAATATTGTCTCTGGCTTCTTCCGGTTGACAATAAGCCAACAATTAACGAGTTCAATAGAGTAATAGCCAACAGCTGGGACGTTGCTTTATTCATGTGTATAAAGGCTGATATGGATGGTGGAACTCCAAGCGAAAACGGTGAAGATTACTATAATGAAAAATGGACAACGAGTATTAAACCACTATATGATCAACAAGTAGTGAATCAATTAACGATGTCATTTACTTGCATGGAAAGCATAACGATTACAAACTTCACATCAAAAGAAGTGATCAATTTGTTCAGCGAAAACATGGACGGACTTTACATCACATTTACAATAAAAGAAGATTTGATATAATGGCATACGCACAGAGCAACGTAGTTAAAGAATGGTTAGAGCAATTGCGCCTAGACTTAATCGCAGAATATGAGCGATTAGGACTTCGTGCATCTGGAAACTACGAAAAGAGTTTGTATTATTTCTTTACTGATAGACGTGCAATAATGTACGGAGCAAATTATGCTTATCAAATGCAATTTGGCAGGAATCCTGGCACATACCCTCCAAGAAAAGCAATTGAAGATTGGATTGATGCTAAGAAGTTGACATACACAATTCCTAAATCAACTCTTGCTTTTTTGATACAACGTAAAATATTCCGTGAAGGAATAAAAGTGCCAAGCAAATATAATGCTGGTGGTGTGATTGCTAATGTTATCACAGAAGAACGCATACAGCAATTGATTGATAAATTAAGATTTGTAAACATTCTACAGGTTTCTTCAGATATCGTAGATATAATTAAAGCAGCATAATATGGCAGTAATAATTTTAAAAGGCTTAGACCGAAACATTACATACTTAGGAACATCTTACGTTTCTAAGTTTATCGCAGCTTATAACAGTAACGTTATTCGTTGGAAAACCAGCACCGTAAAAACAGTATCGCGTGGTGAAATATGGTTTAATGGTACATTGAAATTTATTGACCTTATACCAATCAATGGTGAATTAGAATTTGATTGTTACGAACCAATCAAAACAATCTTCAATTATTTTGATGATACAATAAGCTACAATGTTGATGATATTGTAAAGTATGATGATAACCTTTTTAAGAAAATTAACATCAAACTGCGATTAATATATGCGGACACAACCACAGATGAAACCAATATCACTGGTTATTTTACAAGAGCAGTTCGACAACATACAGATGTTTATAAGACTTCAATGTTCTTATATGAGCCTTTAAGGATATTCAATATAGATCCACCAACAGTACCTACTTCTGCACTATCATTAATGCGAACAGGCGAGAAAGAAAATAGCTTTTCGCAGCGCTTGAAGATTTTTAAAGGATATCCTTTAGATATTTCTGTTATAGCTGAATATAGTAATGATAAAATGTACTTTGGGGTCAACCAATATGATGGAATAACACTTAGTTACCTGATAAAAAATATCACAACATCGCCAACTGATAAGTTAGATAAATACGTTGAGAGAATAATTATATCTGACGGACAAAGTATGCATGATGTATTTTCATCAATACCAAACTTTACCAAAGGTCAATTAAATATTATATCGTTAAAAGACTTTGGCACTAAAGATAGCCAATACACGTTTACAATAGATGTTGTAGATGAATGTGGAGTATACCTTAAGTGGTTAAATGGATCTGGTGGTTGGTCGTATTGGCTATTCAATAAGAACACAAGAAATTTAATAAATGTAAAACCCAAAGGTGTATTAAATAAGAATTCTGGTGGTCTAAGTTTTTCTGCTGATGAAATAAATATTGGCCAAGATGCGGAAGAAAAAATACAACTAGTTACAAATGGTCTGGAATATTGGTATTGGTTGCAGTTGATTGACATTGCCACCTCTCCTTGTGTGTACATGTACATGAAGCCGAAAGGTTCTTTGGCTTACGAAAACGATAATGTTGATGTATGGTTGAAGCTTCCAACGATTAGCAATTTTAAATACACTGCTAAGAAAGAAACTAATCTTTATTCTATTGGATTTGAATTAGAGTTACCTAAAATTTTTACTCAAACACTATGATATGAACAAAGTAGAGGTATATATTGCTGGTTTAAAACTGGACTTGAAAGATGAAGACACCGTTGCTTTAACAAAGCAAATAAATGACATTGCCGAAATTCAGAAACGTCAAGCGGATTATACGAACAGGTTTGTTTGTTACAAGACTCCAAACAACATGGCAATAGCCGAGATGCTTAATGTACCAGGTAATGCTTCAACACGTCCTTATAAATGGGCATCTGCACGTATTGTAAGTAACGGAATACCTGTTACCAATTACGGAATAGCTTTGCTACAGGAAACAAAAAACCGAGAAACATACGAATATATTATTTATGCAGGCAACTACGATTTGTTCAGTAAGATAGACGGAAAATACATTAACGATTTGGACTGGAGCGACTTGCTACACGTATTTAATTCAGATAACTGGATATATAGCTGGAGCAATACAGATGGATATATATATCCAATAGCGGAAACATTAGACGGTAAATTTAAAATTGTGCAACCGGGCAATGATGTTATAGATATACGTTACCAGGTTCCACATGTATTCGTAAAAACGATATGGCAAAAGATATTCGATGAAGCAGGTTTGGAATATCATGGAACTTTCTTCAGTACGGATACTAATTACCTTAATGAACTTGTGCCAGCTGATGTTGACAATGTAGATAAAGAATTGAATAGTGTTCGATTCAAAACCAAAGGCGACAAAATAAATCCTGGTGTATATCCGTATTCAGTTTTGGTAAATGATGATCCTAACAGTCTGAAAGATCCGTTACTGGACCGAAATTATATCGTAAAGGAAGACGGTCGTTATGTTCTTTCCATTGATTACAATTACCAAGTACAGGCATCATTAGGAATGGTTTTGTTTATTGCAATTAACGGTGTAACACAATTACCGGGTACCGTATTTTCTACCGCTGGTTGTCCGCAGGAAACCGTCCACATCGTATTTACAAAAGAGTATGATTTAAAAGCGGGTGATAGAATTGCTTATGTGGCTGTAACGTCTCCACGTTCCGGTTGTTCACCACTCAGTCTACAAGCCTATGAAGTCGATCACGAAATGACATTGCAGTACGAAGGTATTCCATCGCTTTATGGTTATGATATTGACTTTTCATTATACTTACCAAAAGTTCTGCAAGTTGATTTTTTAAAGGCTATCATGCAGCAATATGGTTTAATTTATCAATTAAATAATGACGGTCGTTATGAGTTTATACGAATTGAAGATTTACTAAATGGCCTTGCTGGTGTGTCTGATTTATCGGCTAAATATCACAAAGAAACCTCAGAAACATACCGTGTAGGTAGCTATGGTATTACAAACTTATTCAAGTACAAGTACTACGATAAAGACTTGAGCGGTCAAGGTTACGCAGATGCATCTTTTTCTACAAACATTGACAATTTAGATAATGAAATTACAGTAATTGATAGCATTATTGAAGCGTGCGGAGACTATCAAGTCCTACAAGTTGCTGGAAAAATAGCTGCTATACATTCGTTTGAAAAGCAGAGTGATGATAAATACCTATTGCGGTCAAATGACAAGCTTAAAACCGTTATTCTAAACCGTTCCAACGGTTTTGAATTGACATTTTATGATAGCGATACGCATATCTACGGACAAAGTTACACATCTTGGACAATTCCTTATGTGAAATTCACACCATTGCATTGGCAAAATCTATTGAATCTGTACTATCCCAAATTTATATTGATGATACAAAGGCCTCTAAAGAAAAAAGTACAGATATGGTTCACACCGATCGACATTTATTTCCTGGATATGTTCAAAATAATTTATCTACAACAATACCAATCTTATTTCTATCTCAATAAAGTAAATAATTTTCTACCAGGAAAGTTATCTGATTGTGAACTCATTAAAATAAACTAACCAATGGCAGAAACTTATAAAATATTAGACCTTGATATTGATTATTCAAAGTTAATTACAACAACTACGCAATCTAAAAAAGTACTGGCTGAAATGAAAGCAGAACTTAATGAATTGAAGAAAGCAGGAAAAGAAAGCACCGATGAGTTTACTAAATTAGATGCTGAAATCAAGGCACAATCAAACGTTGTAAGAATAAACACAAAATTGATTTCTGATTATGTACAGGCTGGTGAAGGTCAGAATTTAACCATAGAACAACAACGCAAGCTGCTTTCTGCGGTTTCTGTACAATGGGCACAGTTGACTGAAGAAGAGCAGAACAACACTGAGGAAGGCAAAGCATTAACAGCAACAAAAACACGATTAACGGAAGAGTTAAAACGATTGGAAGCCGCTACCGGTGATAATCGCCGTAACGTAGGTAATTACACGCAGTCAATTCTGGAAGCTGCCAAAAACAATAACATCTTTGGCGGAACATTTAGCGGAGTATTGAATCAGTTGCAGGGTATGAAAGGTACATTGCAAGGCATGAAAGATGCATTTGAGGCTTCAAAAGGTGGTGCTACTGGTTTTGCTGGCTCAATGAATGTGGTAAAAGTTGCAATCGCTTCCACCGGAATTGGATTATTAATAATTGCAATTGGTGTGTTGATTGCCGCATTGTCTAAAATGACACCAATAGTTGATAAGGTAGAACAAGGCATGGCAGCAGTAGGCGCCGTTATAGATGAAGTCTTACAACGTGTACAAAAATTTGCCTCTGGTGTAGCAGATTTTCTTAGTGGTAATTTTTCAGAAGGATTTGATAAAATGGCAGGAAGTGTTGATAATCTTAGTGAATCTTTGGTTAATGCAGCAAACGCTGCAATCGAATTAAAAAAGGCACAACAAGACTTGGAAGATGCACAACGTGCACAAGATGTATTAAATGCAAAATCAGCACAACAGATAGCAGAACTAACATTGCAATCTAAAAACAGAACATTGTCTGAAAAGGAACGCATAGATTTAATTAACCAAGCAGACCAGATAGAAAAAGAAAACTTCGAGAGAAAAAAAGCATTGGTTGATGAAGAATTGCGCCAAGCGTATGAAGCTGCTGAACAAAAAACAGAACTATCCAAACAAGAAATTCAACAACTTGTAGAAGGAACATTGGCACAGGAAGTCGAATATAAGAAGCGAGGCACTTTAGGTGATGCAGAGCTTGATAAAATAAAGGATGCACAGATAAAAAAATATGAAATATTACAGGAATCCACAGGTATACAAGAAAAACTAAACAATCGTCGTGATGAATTAGAACAAAAAGCGCAAGATAAGATAGAAGCAGCGGCAAAAGCAGCTGAAGAAGTGCAAAAGAAAAAAGAAGAAGCCAGAAAAAAAGCACAGGATGCAACAATCAAGGCGTTACAAGAAGAGTCCGAACTATTTGATGCTTTATCCGGAAAGGAAATAAAATCAGAAAGTGAACTTGTACAGTCATATCAAAGACGCGCCGACATTCTACAAAAGCAGCGCGAGTTCAACCAAATATCTGAAACCAAATACTCTGCGGAAGTTGCAAAACTATTCGATGAATTTTCTACGGCTTCGGAAGCACGCTTAAAAGCGTTGGCAGACGCGCGTATCAAAGATGCTGAAGAAGAGTTGGCATTGTTGAAGCTAACGCATGAAAGCAAAATAAAAGATGGCAAACTCTTAACGGATCAACTGATACAGCAAGAACTGGAAAGGTTACGCCTTGTTAAAGATGCTGCGGAAGAAATTGAACGCCAAAGATTCGAAGCTGGTGAAATCACAGCAAAAGAATTTCGTGCATTTCAATTACAAGGCGATAAAGAATTCTTGGATGCACAGCAGGCCTTGTATGATGAAAAGGCACAGCAAGTAAGAGATGCCAAAGCTATTGATATGGCAAACGACTTAGAGTTGATGAAACTCAAAGGAACAAGTGAGTATGATTTACAAAGAGAACAGTTACAAAGACAATATGAAGCTGAAATAGCACAGGCTAACAAAGTTGGTGCAGATATTCAAAGAATAAAACAAAAATATTCTGAAGCTAATAAAAAAATTGATAAGGCTGAAAAAGAAAACCAATTAAAACTTACTGCTGACACATTAGGTAGTATTGCTGAATTATTAGGTAAAAATACTGCGGCTGGAAAAGCTGCCGCAGTAGCACAAGCAGGTATTAATACCTACTTAGGAGTATCTCAGATATTAGCAGCACCACCTAGTGGCCCAGAACCAGCTAATACAATTATAAAAGGTGTTGCGATTGCTGGTACTATTGCTACAGGTATTGCCAATGTGGCGAAAATTGTAGCAATAAAAGCCGAACGTGGTGGAAAATTCGGAACAGTTGGCGGTAATTATCATAGTGGCGGCGGCACAAAATATTTTGGCGATGATGGTAATGTAATTGAAATGGAACGTGATGAAAATTTTTATGTTTTAAATCGTGGTGCATCGCAAGCGATAAATTCGTTATCTTCTTTAAATGAATATTACGGAGGTGTTGGATTTGCAAATCCAGTAAGAAGTGGATATTATGCAGATGGTGGTATGGTCTCAAGAAGCTTAGAAGTGCCAGATATAAGTCCGCAGATAGGTGCAGCCGTTGCGGACGCAATAAAGGACTTAAAAATATACACCGATGTAAAAGACGTAATTAGAGAAACAGGAAATAGAGCAAACTTAATAGACGGAGCCAACATATAATGCTGTATAACTACCTCAAAGAAAATGAATTTTTAATTGACATTCTTGTCAAGAAAGGTGCTATTTCAATTGATGTAGTTACTAAATATCAAATGTATGATCACTTCAAAGAACTCTATAAAGGTGACCGAAAAAAGAAAACGGCAGCACTTAATAGTACTGCCGTTAAATATAAATGCTCAACAAAAACGGTAAGTCGTGCTGTTGATTTTATGGAGTCTTAAAAATGTAGTACGTTCTACTTCCTTGCAGGGTTATAAGCGTAGATGTAATTGAAGATATGGTAAATGTTTCCGCGTTTCCGTCCGCGTAATGCATGGTTAAGGTGTTACAATCTTTTATACTGTAATAGTTATCAGCGTTCACCATGTTTAGTGAAAATTTGCCCGATGTATCATTGTATATACCGTAACCTCCGAGAATAATTGCAATGCTATCTTTGAGGTGATATACTGAGCTTCCGGCAGTATCTTTTGGAGCGATAGGGTTTGCGGTGTACCTGATTAAACCGACGGCGCCTTTATCTTTGATGTTGTCACACTCGGTTTTCACGGTTTCTTTTTTACATGCTATGGCTGCAACGGCCAATAATAGTAATAGCTTTTTCATGGTTAAAATTTATCTATGTTAATAAAATCAATTCCGGCTGTGAACTTAAATACATTTTGTAATTCATGTAAAGAATAGACTTCCATTTTTATTGTCAGCTCCGGACTTTCATAATTTACTGTAGCACTTTTAGCGTTGATTGCCTCTACAAAAAATTTATTGTTTTCGATCAAGAAATAAACTTTATAAGCATTAACCCAGATGAATCCGTAATCGTTCAGCTCTTTTAAATAAATATCACAACTCGAAACCTTATCAACGGCTACAACAATTTCTTTCTTGTTACTAAACTGGTTTAATGCAAAACTTTCTTTAACGCGACCACTTGTGTAATACTCACCTGGCCTAATTTTAATAGAATTATCGTCAAGATTAATACCCGTGATTAAGTGAGTTTGTACTACGCCATATTTTACGGCGTTTCCAATTCTCAAATCGGCAATTCTCACTTGTGACTTTTGTTGGTAAAAATCCATTTTCAAATATAGTAAACCATTATAAGATTACCACTTACCTGCGTCGCATTTTTCGTCCGGTACCCGAAGCTTTGCCGACAATGGGCAATGGCACAGATCGCAAACATAACCTTCAATAATCTGTACTTCATCTTTTACATTTGCAAGATGTTTTTTAAATACTGCATGTGGACATACTGCACAATGTTCAGCTCTTTCTTTTGCTAATTCACTTGCCAATTCATCATCGGTTAAATAATTTTTCCAACCAGTATAAATATTCTTTATTTTTCCTAAAATGGACATAGTATTGTCTAAAATTTGCACCTCAAAGTTACATAAATTACTTTTGAAGTAACTAATTATTTAATAAAGTAATGTCCAAAAGAGTAAAATCTATCAATTTTTTTGAAACTACAGCTAAATCAATAGCTGTAATTGCAGGAAATACAGTTATTAAAGACGTAGTTATCGTGCAATCAGGCATAGATAAGGTTGGCGATTACATGGATAATACCTTCATTGATGGCATCGTAGGACAAGGAAATGAAGCATCTACAGGCATAAAATGCCGAGGTGGACATCCGAACATGTGTAAAGATAGTTTAGGTACTTACATTGGTGACTTTCACAACTTCAGAGCCATTGAACAAGATGGACAATACAAAGCTGTTGCCGATTTATACATAGCTGAGATTGCTAAAAAGACAATGATTGATGGTAAGGGTATTTCTTACCATGATTATGTAGTTGATATGGCAAAAAGTCATCCTGATAAGTTCGGTAATTCAATCGTATTCATGGCATCAGAAGAATGGATTGAAATGGAAGGTAAAGAAGTACATAAATTAATTCTTGAAAAGCTCATTGCTTCTGATATTGTCGATTCTCCAGCAGCTACAGACGGATTATTTAAGTCAGATGATGACCTCGGTGTAAAACTTACCGAATTTTTAGACGACAACCCTGAATTATTTACGGCACTTGAAAAGAACGAGGACTCTCTCGGTATCTTTTTTAGAAAATATGCACATCATTTATCATCAAAAGGAAAAAATCTCAACATGACAATCAAAGAAAAAATGGCCGCCTGGTTAAAAGGTGAAAAACCGGACGACAAAAAACAAAAAAATATTGACGTTACCGCAGGTGACGGCACAATATTAACTGTTATCACCGATGCCAACGAGCCAAAGGTTGGTGATGATGTACAAATCGGTGATGCACCTGCACCAGATGGCGATTATGTAATGACTGATGGTTCTACATGGAAAATTTCAGCCGGTAAGATTGTAGAAATAGTTCCTGCTGCACAAGGTAATTCCGCAGAAGAAGGCGGTTGCACTTGTGGACAAAATGCCAAAGAAATTTCAGCATTAAAAGCACAGGTAAAAAGTTTGGAAGGCAAACTGACAGCTACTCAGAAATCTAATACAACTGCTACTCAAAAGCAAAAAGAATTGGAAGATGCTTTTGAAGAACTGTGCAAAAATTTAGGATCGGAATACGTTCCTAAAAATCCTGGAGCAGAAGGTAAAGGTGCAAAAGGAACAGAAGAATCAACATTTACAATCACCAAGAAAAAAACAACCAAATAACCATGGGAGCAATTATCAATACAGCAAACTTAAACCTTAACCCAGAAGAGGTTAAGAAGTTATCAGAAGCCATTTTTGAAAAGAATTTCAAAGACGGCGATTTGGCACAAACTCACGTTATCATGATTAACGTTCAGTACAAACAAAAGATTTTATTGATTGGACGTTTAGGTTTAGTCGGTAAATGTGTAGATGCATGTAGCATTGAAGAATCTGCTGAAAAGATACCTACAACTGAAAAGCTTTGGGATCCAATCAAAGCAGGTTTCAGATTGCCTCATTGTGAAGATGATTTGGACCAACTTTTTGTTACAGCAAGCCGTAAATATTCAGCTTACAACTATGACATTTCTGGTACTGAAGAAGAAAAATTCATCTTCATGGTAGCAGATGAAGGCTTAGTTGAAATGCTAAACAGACTTATCTACTTCGGTGATACTACAGCTGCTACCATTGCACATGGTGGAAGTTTGAAAAATGGAATTGACATATCATTCTTCAACTGCTTGGATGGAGAATGGAAACAAGTATTTGCTATCGCTAATCATAACGGTGCTGCTAAAAAATACTATGTAGAAATTCCTGAAAACGCTGAGGGAACCTACGATGACCAATTCAATTTAGATGCTGAACGTACATTGAAAACAATGCGTGCAATGTACAATAAGGCAGATAAAAGATTAATTCATTCCGGAGAAGCTTATTACGAAATGACTTCATCTATGCACGCTAACTGGGCAGACTTTTTGGAAACCAAAAGTTTAGGAATGTGTTGCTCTGCCGAAGAGAAAAAAGGTACAGGCTTATTCGCATATCGCAATATTCCTATAGTAGTTAATGATTACTGGGATCGCGCAATCGCTTCTTATTTTGATGATGGCACTAAATGGGACAAACCACACCGTGTTATTTTAACCACACCAGCCAATGTTCCAATAGGAACACCTGACAAGGAAAGTTTGAATACGTTGAAAAGTTTCTTTGTCGATAAAGAAAGCAAACACTATGTAGATGCAATAGCAAAATTCGATGTAAAAGTATTGGAAAGCTATATGTTAATGGCTGCTTATTAATCAATTAATTATCTTTTAAAAATAACTATACAATGACACCATTTAGAAGAGGATTGTTTTATTATCCAATACCAGATACAACGGCATTAACTTGTTTAAAAGGCATGGACGGCGATATTATAGCTGATTGTTTAGATTTATCATTCGCAGGTTTAGAAGCAATCGTACGTGTAATCAATAGAAATGATATTGACTATGCAGCTACAACTTTTAATGCTAAAAAATCGGTCTGTACGAACTTGGTATTAAAAGCTGGCAAAGTAGCTTATTCTATTGTTGGATTTAAAAAGTCTAACGACGTTGAATCTAAATTAGTAAAAAAAGATGCTGTAAATGATGCGTTTGAACATGCGCTAAAAGGCGTTGCCTTTAATCGCAAAAAAGAAACATTGGAACAAATAAACAATTTCTGTTCTGGCAATAGAATAGTTGTTGTTGTTGAATATAAACACAAAGGTTCTACTAATGAAGAAGCATTTATGATATATGGAATCGCAGCAGGAATGGAATTGGTAGAAGCTAGCCATTCAGCTAATGGAAACAACGGAACAATATCATTACGCTTCGCTTCTGTTAAAGATGAAGAAGAACCACGCATGCCATGTTTGTTTTTGAAAACTGATTATGCAACTACTAAAACAGCGTTTGACGCATTATAACAATGTATACCAGCGAAGATTTAAAAAATTTACTAAATGAGCCATTTGAAGTTTTGTCCGAAGACATTAATAAACTCCAAAGGCTCGTTCAGTATTACCAACAAATCTATGGCGTTGATTCGTGTGTAGGTTGTGGTGGTAAAAATAAGTATCAGCAATTTTATTTAACCTTAAAAGATGAAGGAGTAACTATTATGGAAACCAAAGAAAACACATCATTTTTATTTAATAAAGGTGTAACACTTGTACCAATGGAATTTGGCAGCAATCGCTTTGTAACACCTACTAACTTAACTGATGAACTGGCCATTGAGTTCCTGGCTAAAAATAAAAACAGAATTTCTTTATTTGAAAAATACCCTGAAGATTGGGAAACACAAATAGCAGAATTTGAAGAAAAGCAAGCAGAAGCTGCTGCAACTGAAACAGAGATTTTAAACCCTGATCAGAATTTGACTATCGAACAAATACGTGAGCAGTTATCTACTATATCAGAAAAGATAGAAGAGTTACCAGAAGATGAATTGAACAATACAGAAGTGGGAAAAGATTTAACAGCTACCAAAATACACTTGACAGAAGAATTAAAGCGCCTGGAGGCTGCTACTGGTGACACTAAAACAAACAAAAAAAGTGTATCCAAAAATAAATAATGAAATCAGCACTTGTAGAGTTAAAGGAACGCAACACTATTCGTGTTGAAAAAAGGTATGAAATACATACCAACGGGCATGATAATGCCTATCCTACTCGAATGGAAAGATTAATTAACGCCTCCACTACTGCAAAATCCTGCGCAAAAGCAATGGCTAAGTTCATTATTGGCGCAGGATTTTCTTTTGCATTCCCAGAAGAAACTTATATCGGAAAAAATCAAGATGGTGCAATGACACCAGCCGATGTTTTAAAAGATATTGCGTATTCAATAGTTTACCATAATGCATTCGCTTTACACTTCAACTATAATCTACTTGGTCAGATAACATCTGTCACTCCGATGCCTTACAAGTATTGCCGTTATGGATTAGCGGACAGCTCTGGTTATAAAGGAAAAATAGTTGTATATGACAATTGGGACTATTCAAAATCTAAAGTTTTTCGAAAAGATGAATTTGAAGTATTCGACATTTTCAATCCAACAAAAGAAGTAGTATTATATCAAATAGAATCTGCAGGTGGTATTCAAGAATATAACGGTCAAGTTTTAATTGTTAAACTTGAAAACTCTACTTATCCGTTATCACTAATAGATCCTGCACAAGATGACGCTGACACAGAGTATAAACTATCACTTTACAAAAACAGAACAGCGAGTAAGGGTTTTGTAGGTAAAAAAATTGTCACTACTGAAGAATTTGAAGATGAAGAGGATAGAAAATTATTCCAAAAGGACTTAAAGAATATACAAGGCTTTGATAGTCCAGGTGATATTATCCATTTGGAAACAAAATTTTCTGGTGATGATAAGAAAAAACAAATCGAAGTCGCTCAATTAGACAGCGACATTAAAACTGATTTGTTTAACAACTGGGAAAGTCCAGTATCAAATAATATACGCCGTTGCTTTAACTCTATTCCGCCTGTATTAATTGATTTTGTTGAAGGAAAATTAGGTAATACTTCTGGTGAAAGTTTTAAAATGGCACAGGCATTTTATAACTCTCAAACGGCTGAAGAAAGATCGGTTATTTCAAGAGTTTTTAAGAAAATATTTGCACACTATTTTTTGCCAATTAATACAAATAATGATTGGAATATTAAACAATTAAATCTTATTGCAGATGGCACGACTACTAATCAATAAGAACGATTTTAAAGAGTACAAACAGATTTCCAAAGGGAAAGATGTTGAACTAATAGAACAGTACATTCAGGAAGCACAGGACTTGGATTTAAAAGAAATTGTGTGCCGGGAATTTTATTACGATATACTTAAAAACTTTCAGTTGCCGGCTTATCAAAAGTTGATCCACGGTGAAACCTACACAGATGCTGAAGGCAATGAAATTGAGTATAAAGGTATAAAAGCTGTACTTGTTTACTTTGCCTATGCTAGATATATATTACGTAGTCATATTACCGATACCCCTTTCGGTATGGTGCAAAAAACAAACGAATTTTCTCAGCCTATAAGTAGTGCAGAAAAAAGAGAAGTACGCGACAGAAGCAGGATTGATGCCATGGACTATTGGCAAGAATGTAAAATATACCTGGACCAACACGTACAGTTATTCCCGAAATGGAAAGAATGTGAAGATTGTGGTTGTAAAGGTTCAACTAAGTCAAGAAAACTAAAGATTAGTGTTATATGAAAGCAGTAGTAGAAACGGTTTTAAATAGCCCAGTACCTCAAATAACATTGAAGCCAGAAACACCAGCAGATGAAGCTGTGCTTGATGCTATTCTCAATCGCAATGGTGTTCCTGCTGCTCCAGACTGCGGTTATGCGATTGTAAGTTTTGAACGCAATGGTACATCGTTTCAGAAGCTAACTTTTGGTTTGGCAAATTGCACAGCAATTATAGAACCTCCACAAAATTGCACACAACTATATGTCGAGTGTGGTTACTGGGAAATTAATTATTCAATATAAAAATTATCATAAAATGGGTTTATTAAATTTATTCAAGAGAATCGACAAAGGCAGTTACACAGACCCTACTAAAGTTCTTTCAAGTGCTGAGGTTGACAGTAATTGGCAAAAGATAATGGATTTGTTTCCAACTCCAGCAAGTGGAAATACTGATGTAGGGAAAGTTCCTGCATTAAAAGCAGATAAAACAGGTTTTGAATTTGTGCAATTAACCACAGGTAGTGGTGGCAATGGCGGTGGTGGCGGAGGTACATCTTAT